CTCTTAGAAGCCGCTAAGGAAGAAGAGGAAGAAGGAGAAGAGGAAGAGGAAGAAGAGGGCGGTAAGAAGAAAGGTAAGAAGGAAGAAGACGAAGAAGACGAAGAAGATGAAGTGAAGGAAGAGTTTAGCATCGAAGAAGATGTTAATGCTCTGCTTGCTGGCGAAGAACTCTCTGAAGAGTTCCAAGAAAAAGCAAGAACCATTTTTGAAGCTGCCCTTCGCTCAAAAGTTTCTCAAATTCAAGAAGCAATTGAAGAACAGTATTCTATTGCTCTTGCAGAAGAAGTCGAAGAAATTAAGACACAACTTTCTGAGCGTGTAGATTCATACCTTGAGTATGTTTCTGACGAGTGGATGCAAGAAAATGCACTCGTTATTGAGCAAGGTCTTAAGACCGAAATGACCGAATCATTCCTCCAAGGAATGAAGGGTCTTTTTGAAGAACATTATGTATCAATCCCTGAAGATAAATACGATGTGCTTGAGAGCATGGTAGATAAACTTGATGAAATGGAGACAAAACTCAACGAGCAAATTGAGAAAAACGTTTCCCTTAACAAGCGTCTTGCAGAGGCGGTTGCTGATGGAATCTTTGAACAAGTCTCTGATGGTCTTGCAGACACTCAGAAAGACAAGCTCGCTTCACTTGCCGAAAGTGTTGAGTTTGAAAGTGAAGAAGAATATCGTGAAAAACTGGAGACTTTGAAGGCATCATATTTTCCTTCAAGAGGAATTTCTCCATCTGCAAGAACTGAGAGTCTGTCCGAAGGAGTAGACAGTTCACCAGAATCAATTTCTGGTACAATGTCTGCTTACCTTAAGACTCTTTCGGCATTCGGCAAATAATTGAATTTAATATAATTCAAACACAAAAAACACACTTACAAAAAAGGTAAAAGCAAATGTTCCAATCCGAGCATCTGCAGGAAAAGTGGGCACCTCTCCTCAATTATGAGGGTGGAATCAAAGATTCTCATCGTAGAGCTGTAACCGCTGTCCTGCTCGAAAACCAAGAAAAATTCTTAAGAGAGCAATCTGCTTTCGACACAGGTTCCATGAACGTACTCATGGAAACCCCAACCAACGCAGGTAATGCTGCTGGTGCTACTGGTGGTTTCTCTGGCAGCGCATCTGCTGGTGGTCCTACCGCAGGTTTCGACCCCGTTCTGATCTCACTGATCCGTCGTTCGATGCCTAACTTGATCGCCTATGATATCGCAGGCGTTCAACCAATGAGCGGTCCTACTGGACTCATCTTCGCAATGCGTTCACGTTATACCAACCAAAGTGGTGCAGAAACATTCTACAACGAAGTAGATTCTGCATTCTCCGGACAAGATTCTTCATTCGGTCTTGCTGGTTTCGGTAGCACTGCTGCTGGTATGGGTACTACTTCCCAGTCAGGTTCAAACCCATCTGTTCTGAACCCTGTTGGTGGCGCTGGCGATCAGGCTGCATATGATGTTGGTCAGGGAATGCTGACTGGCGATTCAGAGAATCTTGGAGTAACTGGACACCAGTTCAACGAGATGGCATTCTCAATCGAGAAAGTCACCGTTACTGCAAAGTCACGTGCTCTGAAGGCTGAGTACTCACTTGAGCTCGCTCAAGACCTTAAGGCAATCCATGGTCTGAATGCTGAAGCGGAATTAGCAAACATTCTCTCAACTGAGATTCTTGCTGAAATCAACCGCGAAGTTATCAGAACCATCTATAAGGTTGCTGAGCAAGGTGCTGTTCAGAACGTTGCAACTCCTGGTATCTTCGACCTCGACGTTGACTCCAACGGTCGTTGGTCAGTTGAGAAGTTCAAGGGTCTTCTTTTCCAGATTGAGAGAGATGCTAACGCTATCGCTCAGAGAACTCGTCGCGGGAAGGGCAACATCATCCTGTGCTCTGCTGACGTTGCTTCAGCACTGACCATGGCTGGTGTTCTTGACTACACCCCTGCACTTAACGCTAACCTCACCGTAGATGACACCGGCAACACCTTTGCTGGTACTCTGATGGGCAAGTTCCGCGTCTACATCGACCCATATGCTGCTAACCTGACTTCAGGTAACGCAACTCCAGGTAACCAGTATTATGTTGCTGGTTATAAGGGTTCTTCACCTTATGACGCTGGACTCTTCTATTGTCCTTATGTTCCTCTCCAAATGGTTCGTGCCGTTGGTGAGAACAGCTTCCAACCAAAAATCGGGTTTAAGACTCGTTATGGCATGGTTGCAAACCCATTTGCTGAGGGTACAACTCAGGGTCTTGGCGCTCTTACTATTAACGCTAACCGTTACTACAGAAGAGTTGCTGTAAAAAATCTCATGTAAATCTCATATGAGATCATCTGGAGGACCTCAAAGGTCCTCTTTTTTTATAAATAATACAGTTAAGAACTTCGGTGATGTTTTATATTTACAAATCAACTAATAAAATTAATAATAAATTTTATATTGGTAGATGTAAAGGTTCTATAGAAAACAGAGAATATAAACACTGGTGGTATGCTACTAATAAAAACACTAATGCACCGTTCCCAAATGCTTTACGTAAGTATGGACGAGATAATTTTATATGGGAAATTATAGAAGAAACTAATGAAAATAATAATGGAGAAAGGGAAATATACTGGATAGATAAACTAAAACCATACTACAATGCTACTTTAGGTGGAGATGGTGGAACACTTGGTCGTCAATGCCCAGAGCATGTAAAAGAAGCAACAAGGCAATCAAGAGTAGTATCTGTTAAAGATAGAAAAACTGGAAAAATTTATAAATCTATGAAAGATGCAAGAAAAGAAACCGGAGTTTTAGAGAGTAGTATTAGTAGATCTTTAAAATATAATGGTCCTGGTAGTAGATGGGAAAGAGTTATCTAAATAATTACAAAAAATATGGCAGTATCAAATATTTCTCAAAATCAAATAGAAAATAGGAATTTTTTATCTCCAGTTGGATTTGAATTCGTTTTAAATAGAGCACCAAAGGTCACATTTTTTACTAATTCAGCAAATATACCAGGAATAACTCTTGGTGTTGCAATTCAACCATCATACCTAAAGGATATTGACACACCAGGAGATAAAATTCAATTTGATGACTTAACTTTGAGATTTATTGTTGATGAAAATTTAGAAAATTACATGGAGATACAAAATTGGATTAGGGGTCTAGGATATCCAGAAAGTTTGAAAGAAATATATGATTTGCAAAAAGATGAAAAAAGAATTGATTATACACTTTCAAAGTCAATGAACATATATTCAGATGGAACTCTTACTGTTTTAGGTAGTTCCTTCAAACCAAATTTTAAAATTAAATTTAGTGATCTTTGGCCTTACAACTTAACAACTTTACAATTTGATGCTACGGATACTGACATTCAATACTTTACTGCAGAGGTATCTTTCAAGTATACTATCTACAATATAACAGATTTAAATGGCAATCCTTTATGAGTTTTGATTTAGATAATATTCAGAAAATGTGGGAACAAGATTCAAAGATTGATATGGACAATCTTCACACTGAGTCCACAAATATTCCAGTTCTTCACGCAAAATATTTTAATTTATATAATACCATTTTCTTGCTGAGAAAGAAAGCAGAGCAACAAAAAAGAAATATCCGTCACGAACGATATGAGTATTATTCTGGAAAAGCGGATCCTGATGTTTATGTGGAGAATCCATTTCCTAAAAAAATCAGGGATAAAGACACTATGCAAAAATATCTTGATGCAGATGAAAAACTTTCAACGGTCTGTCTAAAAATAGACTACTACGATACGATGCTAACTTATATCGAAAGCATCTTAAAAATGATTCAGAATAGAACCTATCAAATTAAAAATGCAATAGAATTTATTCGTTTCCAGTCTGGTCTAGGGTAAATAAATACTCATAGCAATACAAATGCTATGAGTGACGTAATTATTGAAAAGAAAAATGAAGTATTTTTAAAACTTCAATGTGAACCACATATCTTATATGAATTGCAACCATACTTTACATTTGAAGTAGAATCTGCAAAATTTATGTCCCAGTATAGAAGCAGACACTGGGATGGAAAAATTCGTCTATTAAGTACACATACTGGCGAAATTTACGCAGGACTACTTCC